CAGCGAGGCCACTTCGCGCCAGATATCGGATGCGCGGCTATGGCTCTCGTTCACCTGATTCACATATCGGCCTCATCACAACAGTCAATGACTGCCTTTTCCAGTGTGTCGCGGATCTCATCAACCACAATCTGTACTTCATTCAGTTGTGATGCAGTCCACCCCCTGTCCCTCTCCAGCCGGTCAGGCCAGGTTTCCAGTACCTGAACTATCGCTTTCACCACGACAGAAAAGGACCGCCTGACATCACTGACTGGCACAAGCTGAACAGTTTCATGCTGAAATTTAAGACGCTCGCGCTCGGACTGATACCATGCCTTACGAGCGTGAGGATCCATATCCTCATCTTCGGAAGATGGTGGTTTTTCCAGCAACGAAGTTATCAAATCCGTCAGGAGATACAGTTTTTTCTTTTCATTACTGCCTGGTGCAAGAGGAACATCCGCCATTCTGGCGGCAACAGTCTGCCGGTGCAGACCTGAAAGGGCTGCCAGTTGATTAATATTTAACTTCATATTTTTCAGCTCGCCGTCCATTTACATCCCTCCACATAAACCGCAGAACAGAAGTGACTCTGTTTTTTTGTAAAGAAATGCCGCCATATAAAGATGTCGAACAAAAAACAACCACAATCATCATCTTTTTAATACTAACAGCATTAAAAACAACAAGTTACCATCATGATGATGATGACGATAAAATCACAAAAATGCGCCTTTTTCCGCGCCCGCCCGCCCCGTGTTCAGGCCCACCCCACCAGGAGGACCCGCAAAAATGATAATGGTTATCATTTGCAACAAAATCCAGTTTCTTCCACCATCGCACCGGACTGGCGACTATGAGGGGACAACACCGCGCTCCGTTAACGCGGTAAACCCCGGTGTGTATCGTTTTTGATTATCCCCGCACACTCTCGCAGAGGAGTCTCCCTGTCGGGCTGCGGTCTCTGTTAATGCAGGAATACGGTGACGATACGGCGCATCAGCAAAACTTAGTTCAGGCACTGAGTGCGGATATAGTCCTGTGCCCCTTCCAGCTGCTTCTGCATTGTCATCAACCGTTCTCTGAGGATGAAATAATCCCGTTCAGCGGTGTCTGCCAGTCGGGGGCCGGTTGCATTATCCACGCCGGAGGTGCCGGTGGCTTCACGCACGGTACCGGAGCAGGTGGCGTTGATCCGCAGGCGCTTACGACCAGCGGCAACATCAGCACGCAGAGTTTCATTTTCAGCTCTCGCATCGGCTAACTCCCTCGAGTATTTTGCATCGAGCGCAGCAACATCACGCTGGCGCACCTGCATGTCAGTAATGGTGGCATTCGCCTGTTCCAGCTCTCTGGCTTTTTTATCACGCTGCGCTTTGTAGGTGAGCGCGTTGTCACGGTAATGGTTTGTTGCCAGCCACAGCGCACCACAGCCAACCGCCAGGACAATAATCACCACACACAGAACACGGTTCATCTCTCTTTCACCCCACCAGTCCCGATAACGTCAGGACTCGCCAGGCGGTGGAAAAGAAAATGGCAACCAGCATGACTAAAAATGAAATGCCGACAAGTACACAGAGGCTCTTCACCAGCGTTATGAGTTTATCTGATATCATTAGCCACCCCATCAATCCGCCTTTGTTATTTTCCCTTTGCCTGTATCAGCCAGGACAAAATCAATCAGCATATTCGCTTCATTTACCAGCGTACGGATTTTTGATACATGCGCGGCTTTAACCTGTTTCCACTCATTCAGCCCGGTAGCAAACACACTGGCAATGTTTTTATCCCGTTTCATGTCAGCACAAGCCTGGTTGAGTTCTTCCATCACGCTCATTTTACGGGGATTAACGACAAAACCCTTCGTCCAGTACTCGTAAAGAACATCGTCGCACTCTTCCTGATACCGGATGACCTTATCGCGGATTCGGGTTTTACTTTGTTGGGATTAATGGTTTGTAGCCAGCCGGCAAGTTTTCGAAGTGGCATGGACACCATATTGCGTTGTTTCCCATCCTCAGCAACCATAACGATTTCCGTTATAGTTGACGCAAAACGCTGTCTTAACTTAGCCAACTGTGATTGCCAGGCCAGCCCCATCCCCGCAACGACAGGTTTCATGGGAACGTATGGTTCGCCATTATGGTTAACTACATAAAGAGAGTTGCCGTGAAACGGCACGGCCATCATATTCATCGGTTATTTCCTTTAGTGATGAACCTTGTCTCACAGGAATCCAGCCCACAGAAAGGCACCGACAGCCAAACCGGTATCCTCAAGGGTCATCCTGAAAGGTTCTGTGTTGTGAGATGCGCGTGAGATGCGCAGAAATGACAAAGGCATCATTACGGTGCCTGAGTGTTAAACAACTGTTTTGACTTTATTCACTTACATTTTGCCAATTTGCAGGATTTCGTGTTATCCGTCCATGTAAGCAAACCTCATTTTTCAGCAAAATATTCTTCTTATCTGTCGATTCCCCAGCACGCCAGCGCGCTCTCCTGGTCACGACGGGATACCTGACCGTAACAGTTGTTTGAACGAATACGGCAGTCTCTGCCACCGTCCTTAATCCACCAGCGAATCGCTTCGCAGGCACCTTTTCGATCACCTGCATTAATTCGTCTGTAAAACGTCGACGGGAAACACTTACCGGGACCAATGTTGTACGGACAGAATGACGCGATCCCCGCTTTCTGGGGTTCGGTCAGCGGCACTTTGATGTTTTTCTCCACCCATGCCAGCGCCTTATCCCGTTCGATAGCGTTAACCCGGTCGCATTTTTCCTTCGACAGCTTCATGCCAGGAATCACAGGCTTACCATCCACCATGATGGCGCCTCGGCAGATGGTCCAGATACCCGCACCATCACGGTATGCCGTGGTGTGGTTACCTTCCTTTTCATCCAGAAACTGGTCGAGGATTTCAGGCGCAGAAGCACCTGCGGCAATCAGCGCCAGAACGGCAGCCGATAAACCATAGCGGAGTTTCCTGCTCATCAGCTTACTCTCCCCGTGCCGCCTTACGCCTGTCCTCTCTGATTTTGAAATACAGGTTCGTCAGGTACGTCAGCAGACCAAACAGCAGACTCCCCAGCACGCCTATTGCCGCCCACTGAGACGGGGAAACCCTGTCCAGCAACTGCAGGAACCAGTAGCCCGTTCCCACCGCTGACGTGGTGTATGACACACCTGTTGTGATTTTTTCCATCTGGTTCATACCCCGCCTCCCGCAATCCGGAAGCTCACAACAATAAAAAGACCACCGGCACACACCGATGGTCCCTGACGCATGCTTACATCATCATGTCGCTGTCCGGTGTGGGGTCACCGCTATCTGAAGCACTCCCCTCACCCGCGATGCCTTCCGGCTCCGGAGCTGCCGGTGCGCCCAGCAGTTCATCCAGAATGGCATCCACTTCTGCATCAAGACGCGCTTCCAGGTTATGGCGAAGTTTCTGTTTCAGTGCGCTCCGGACTTCTTCAGAGCGCAGGACTTCCTTCACTGCTTCAGCAGTGACCAGGGACGTAATTTCTGACATGGGATTTTCTCGTCGAAAGATGTGATTAAGAAAGTTGCCGCTAAATGAGCGGCTCTTCGGGTTTGCTTCCGGCTGACTGACTGGCGCTGATTTTCTCAGCGGCCCTTTTGTCAATCTGTCTGCGCCAGAAGTCACGCATGGCCCTGTACCCACCCGAAAGGAGATACAGCACACAGACCACCGTACAGAAGTACAGCATCAGCTGATGAATAAATGTCATAATTTCTTACCGTTATTGTTGACTAAGTAAACTGTTTTCATTTAAAAATGCCGATGACGAAAGTGGTAGTATCTTTCCTTGATTCTCCATGAATCTCACACCGCCAGAGGTCTCAGGCAACTGGCGGCTTTTTTATCATGCCGCGGCATCCGCGTTGTTCACTTCCACCGCAATGCTGTCAATCAGCACCGGGTAAGTCGCACCTTTGGTAATGTCTGTCACATGCAGTTTATCCGCCGCAAATGCACTGACCGGTGACTGCGTCAGCGTGAACGGTGTGCCATCCTGACCATCAATAACCGGCGTCACCTGAAGGCTGTTATTCCCGGCAAAGCGGAAGGCCAGCGTATGCCATTCGTTATCAAATGCGCCAAAGGTTCCCAGTTTCAGGTTGTTTGTCGCCACTTTCGCATTGTGGTACATCACATTCAGGTCTTTTGCATCTGTCTGGATGTAGAACGCTGCCAGCAGGTTATTCCCCCCGTCTCCGGTCAGGGCAACGCCCTGTGGCAGTGAAGATACCGGCCAGTAAAACGCCATAACATACTGGTTCGCAGCCAGCACTCCCGAAACCTTAAAGCGGCAGCGAATCTGCCCCCTTTCTGTAACAGAGCCGCACCGTTGCCCGCGGCGTACTCCAGCACCCAGCTGCTTTTACCGGCTTCCTTGGTCAGCTTCACTGCCTTACCTCCGGTTCCCTCCGCATCGCTGACCACTTCTGCCCTGCCGCCACTGGCTGACCATCCCTGTACTTTCAGGCTTCCCTCTGACTCGCTGGCAAGGTAAGAGAGCAGTGTTGTGACGCCTGTGGCTTCTGCACCGGAAGGCGATGACGGGCGCACCTCTGATACTGTCGATGATGCCCCCGCGTTTAGCGCCACTCTTCCCGCATGGCGCAAAATCGCCGTTGCCAGACGGTCGGAAATAATCCCAGGCGTGCCCAGGCGCTGAAATGGCTCGCCCTGTCCTGTGACGTCCAGGTGGCTGAGCTGTCACGCCATTTCGAACCGTAATATCCGATACCCGGAATGTCCGGGTCTTCTTCCGGTTTGTTCGTCGGCACATTCACCCCATTCTCATCCGTCATGAACGGTACGAAATGGATATTCTTTTCCGTTTTGTTTTTGTAGCTGCCGTACACCGTCTGGTACGAGGATTCGTTCTTCTGCTTCCAGAAATACGTCGTGTCCCCGCATATCCAGGGAACACCGTCAGCAGAGCCACCGACGCACTGACCTGCCATATCCGCCAGGTCTGCACGGAATTTATCAACCTGCGCACCAAACTGTGCTGCGTGATTTGCCGGCGTACCGCCAAAATCAAATTCCCCCTGCATCCACACCACGGCAAACAGCACATTTTTCGGATTCTTCTTCAGTGCTGCTTTTGTTCGACCGATAAGGTCCTTATACAGCGGCTTGTCCACACCCCAGCGGGTTGAATTCTCCGAGGCACCACTCGCGTCACTGTATGTGCCATCGGCTCCGGTGGTGAACGCTGAACCACCACGACAGCACGGAACCAGCAGAATGCCCGCATTCGCCGGTATAAACGGCAGCAGTTTTTTGGCGATATGCAGCCCCTGCCCCACGGTTCCGTACTGCCCTTTTGACAGGTCCGCTTTCGGATGGTTAAGACGGCTCATGTCCTGCACATCATGCAGACAATGGTCCGCCGGAATGATGTCGTTATATTTGCATGCTGCACCGCCCGGTGTCACCGTACTGCGGCGCGCCAGCTGCTTAATACGCGGGTCCGGACGGTCATATGTCTCCGGCAGCGGAAGACCTTCACCATACGACATGCCATTTGACTGCCCTGCCAGAACCACAACAAAGTAATACTCCGGGTCTCTGGTGGCGCTGATTACTGCACCTTCTCCACCTGTCAGCTTCACCACAACAGGTGTGCTCACATCACCTTCTGCGACAATCGCCTGAATAAGTGCTGCGCCATCATCCGTATACGAAGAAAACGGCCCACCGTATGGTTGCCATCCTTCACGAATTTTTTGAGCAAGTGCATCAGCAAGGTCTGACGGCGACACCGCCCTGACCACATCGTAGTGTTTAAATACCATGACCTTTTCCACCATATAAAGGAACAATAAATTCTTTTCTGATAGAGATTTAAATAAAAATACATTATTTTACAAAAAATAATATCCATTACAAAAACATCCGATTTTTTTATATTCCCGCTCATCCTGCTAATTTGTATTACAAAAAAATGAAACAACTTGAACCAAAGTGATACAAAATTAGAAAAGAAAACCCCAGGAAGACAAAGAAGACGATCTTTTTCAATGAGTTACACTGATTTATTGACTATGATTTTTAGCAAAACAATCGAAAGCAATGTGTACCGAGAAGGTTAAAAGATGGAATGGATAGTTATTGACACAGTGATATGCCCATCAAGCGGAATAACGTTTTCAACTGTATGGTGTAAAATAAAGTTGATAATCTGGTATCAGTCAGATGTGTTCCTGCCACCCGGAAGTATTCTCACACCTGTTAACTCAGGTGTGATTATGGATAATAAGCTGCTTCCATTAACCATTTACAACGTGACACCATTTAACAGAAAATTCTGGTTCCTTATCAGAAATCAAAAAGAGTGCCCCGGGAATTCAGTTAAAACAAAAATAAAATGCCATAATAGTATGTGTGTACTGATGATATGCCCGTATGGATTATATAAGTAACAACATATGAATACATAACAGATAAACTATTGACCTTGAGGCTCATCCATATAAAGAAGAGCTCTCCGAAGAGGTGTGTATTTGCATGCACATTCCTTTTTTGCTCTATGTCATGACCTCCGGCGACTCTATCCCGGCGCCAGCAAACCCGCATCATTCTCGTTTCCGGTGTCTCTAAAACCACAGCACACCTGCTCACTGCGCTACATATCAGCAACAATTTTATACCCGAACATTATCATTCAACAGCATGGTTCACAACAACATCATAACCCAGGAAACGAGAATCAGATCAAAAAAACAGAAATTTTACATGAAAAATACTGTTTATTAATATTGATAGCGTCGTACCACAAAATACGATGAATTATCCCTGAACTTAACATTAATGCCAGTATGTATTGCCCGCTGGTATCAGCGGGCGCTTTAAGAGATCGTATTCATGACTACCTGAGAAAAAGCTATTTTACTATTGTCAGTTTTTATTGCAGCCTTATCTGTCTACTTGCTTCACAGCCTGAACTGACCATATCTTTATCCATCCTTCCCGTCATCATGCGTGGCGTTACCCACTTGTCAGCAGGTAAGAAATGAAGGACTGCGGCGGCGGTTTCTGTCATATCTTGCTGTTTTAGCATGTCTTTTCCCTTCTGGTTAACATGACATACCAATAACTCTTGTCTAAAAAGCCAGCAAGATAAAAAGCCAGTATTCACGACCACCAGCGTGTTTACTGTACTGCACAAGGTTTACAGGTACAAAAAAACCGCTCAGCGGCGGGTTTAAGTTGTGTGGCGAAGTAACCACTCTTAACACGATATAATACTTTTTGCGTACGCGTTATAGTTTTCTTACAATCTATTTCCAACTCCAATTAAAGGAACAGTGATATGACCACACTCAAAGAACTCAAAGAAGAGCTTGCTCAGATTCAAGATGAAAACGCGAAAAATAGAAAAAAAGCTGAAATTGCAGCCTTGGTCACTTCTGCCGACAACGAGATTAGGCTTGCTCAGAGAAATATTGGATACAACGTACGTGAATGGACCGTTGAATTAATTGTACAAAAGTATGGCAATAATCTTGAAACTGACAAAAACGAACTTTTTATTCCTGATTATCAACGCGATTACAAATGGGATATCAAAACAGCCTCTCGATTCATCGAAAGTATATTATTAGATTTTCCAATCCCGTACCTCTACATCTCCGACGTATTTAATGAAGATCCTGAGTTGGATGGTCGTGTAGAAATTATTGACGGTTCACAAAGGATTCGCTCAATTTACTACTTTTGGAACAATCAGTTTGAATTGAAAGACTTAAAAGAACTCAAAAGTTTAGAGGGCTTCAAATTTTCAGATCTTTTGGCTAGCCGCCAGAGGCGATTTTTAAGGGCATCACTAAGATTTATTGAATTGAAAGGTGATGTTGAGGAGCAACATAGAAGAGATTTATTCGAAAGAATAAATTCAGGTGTTAAGAGACTGGAAGCGATGGAGGTTAGACATGGTTCAGATGCGGCCACTTCAATTTTCTATAGGGATGTTGTGACTCCTTGCTCAACAAATCCACTTTTCGCTAGTCTAGCTCCATTATCAGACCGGAAACGTTCGAATGGCGATCATCGTGAGTTAGTTTTGAGATTTTTTGCATACTTAAATGATTTAGAAAATTATAAGGGTTATGTCGCTCCTTTTATTGACAATTATCTTAATGTTCAGGCCGAAAGGGTCACACAACAAGATGTAGACAAATTTAAACATGATTTTGAAAGCATGCTTGCTTTTGTAGATGCTCATTTCCCTATGGGGTTTAAAAAGACACCAACAAGCAAAACCACCCCCCGTGCTAGATACGAAGCCATAGCAGTGGGAACTGCTCTTGCCTTAAAAGCCAATCCACATCTACAGGCTCCGGTTATTCCTGTAGGAGACTGGCTGTTTGGGGAGGAATTTGAAACCATAGTTACTGCTGATAGTGCCAACAACACCAGCCAACTCAAAAACAGAATATTTTATGTCAAAGATAAATTATTAGGAATGTAACTATGAGTTTGATTGATTTAAGAGATGAATACGAAGAAAGAGCAAGAGATATTATGGAATTGCTTTCTCTTGCGTCATCTTTAGAGGCTCAGACTCAGCAGTTAGATCAGCAAACGCATAAAGATGAAATAGAATCAAATACCCTTAGGGTTAACATTTTAAAATCATCCGTGCACATGATGCTGTACAATCAGGTTGAAAACACTGCCAGAGGATGCATTGAGTCAATTTATGACCATTTGCAAGATAATGAAGTAAATTACGCATCACTCAGGGAGAAATTCCAAGTAAATATCTTGCACCGTATCATTTCAGATAATGAATCGGGAAAATCTCTTTATCAAAAAATTGGTTCCGATATATCTAAAAGGATCATTTCAGCCTCATTAAACATACGTAAAGAATTCAATGGTAATGTTTGCAAGTCTGTATTGCACAAAATAACACAAGCTTACGGAATAACTGTTGCAAACTCACCAGAGTGTAGAAATGGTGTTGACTTAGATTTACTTAAAGATATCAGAAATGAGCTGGCACATGGAAGTACCAGCTTTTCTAAAAAAGGTCAAATAGACCCTTTAGAAGAAGTCAAATCGAGGTCAGAAAGAATTGATCTATATTTGCGTTTATTAATCAACTCAACAGAAAATTATATTACCTCTAACGGGTATTTATCCCCTCAACATGTCTGATAAATGTTTCCCCTATTATCTGACCAATTATAGGGGGAACAGCATTTCCAATCATTGTCCCCAATTTTTGGAATGAAAAAGGCGTCTCCTTGTCAAGGAATTTATAATCCATTGGAAAGGATTGCAAAATCGCAGCTTCACGCAAAGTTATGGCGCGATTTTGCTCAGGATGGCCAAATCGTCCATTTCCATATCCATAACACTGGGTAGTTATCGTAGGGCTAGTATCGTCCCAAACCATCCGTCCATAAACGCTTTTATAGGTAGCACCTGAATTCTTTTTATGACAGTCTGCTCTAATTTCTTCAGGCCAGTCATCCCACGTACCACCAGGTAAAGAATGCATGATTCGTTTAAGATTGATATCCATCAATTTAGGCGAACGATGCAAGGGATCGCTTTCCAGCTTCTCACCTGCCCCTACTTTTGGCAACCTACCAATAGCATCCTTAACAGTAACTTTACGGCTAACTTTTTTTTGATCAAGGCTGATCGGCCCCAATTGGGAACCAATTAGAATTAATCTACGTCTATTTTGAGGTAAGCCATACTCAGAACATCTTACAACGTCGTACCACAAATGATATCCAAGAGTCTTTAATGCACTAACAAACCCTTCAAAAACCTTATGGTTTCTAAGTTGAGGAACATTCTCCATCGTCACAAGCTCTGGCATGACATCACTTACAAGCCTTTGAAACTCATATAACAAACGCCACTTTGTATCGTCTTTACGGCTATTTGGATTACGATACTTGGAAAACGGTTGGCAAGGAGCACATCCAGCAAGCAATCTAATATTTCCTTCCTTGAACATAGCAGACACATCGCAGGATTGCAGTTCTGTAACTGACTGATTAATGAACTGCGTTAAAGGATTATTGCTCTCAATAGCAAAACGGCAGGATTCATCAATATCAATACCATGAGAAACCTCAATCCCGGCTTTTTTTAGCCCAAAAGTTAAGCCCCCCGCACCACAAAAAATGTCTACTGCCTGAATGTTCACAAGATTCTCCGTTACTTTATCCTGGTATTATATACACATAAAAGTTGGGAAAGTAGAACGATTTTACATAGAACTTAAGTCATTGTAGTAAATGAAAAATGACAAGCAGCCATCAATAAACCCCATTGCTGTTTGCATCTCTTTCCGTATTGTTCCATCTGAACATTTCCGTTTTTTAGCAATAGCGCGTAATGAGATACCAATAACAAAGTGAGCAATGATCAACTCATACTCTTCGGGTTTATACTTTCGCAACCGAGCCACACAACCGTCTATCATGATACCTTCGTCATCATCACACTGGAGACGTGACTTTTTACCGTGTGGTAAAAGCCCCTTGAAGCCTGCTGCTATCGGCTGCCAGTCCACACCACTGTTATCTGCTGCAGCCCAGGCCCCCCAACGATCTAAAACTTCGTACATATCACGCATCAGCGCAGTACCTCCTGCACCAGTTTTTCAAACTTACCAACTCTGGTTTCCAGCTCTGCCACACAATCCACCAGCTCATCCACCGCCTTTTGTGTGCGGTGTTTTGCCAGCAGCAGATCACGCAGCGCCGGAGTAAGCTGCTTGCGGAGCGTATCCTTTGCCACGCTCGTTTTTTCCATCTGTTCAGCACAACGAAGCATCTCCTGCGCCTGCCGACGAAGTTGTTCCGGTGAAACAGTGATTGCTCTGTTGTTCAAAATAAACGCTCCGTTTTACTGCCCGACATGCGGTTATTGCTGTATCTGCGCGGATTGCCCGGCGTCATGGGTGTGGAAAGAACCCGGGCACTCTCCTGGTCCACAGGCAGAAAATGTCCGTTATGAAAACGCCGGTAAATGGTCCCGAGCGTGCCATTACGCTGTTTCGTGATGTTGATTTCTGCTATGCCTCTGGCCTGAGTTTCCGGGTTGTATACCTCATCCCTGTAAAGCATCAGAATGATGTCGGCATCCGCCTCGATTTCCCCGGAGTTTTTCAGGTCCGAGTTCATTGGGCGTTTATTGGGTCTGGATTCCACGCCGCGGGAGAGCTGGCTCAGAGCAATCAGCGGAAAACCGCCGGATTTTGCCAGGCTTTTAAGTCCCTTTGAGATTTCCCCCACAGCAAGGTCGTGACGCCCCGTGCTGCGGGTTTTAATCAGGCCGAGGTAATCGACCACAACCAGCGCCGTTTCCGGGTGTTTCATCCGGTGGTGCTTCGTGGTTGCACATATCTCATCAATGGTCAGGTTTGCCTGGTCCACCATCCAGATATTGCGACCGGTCATCCGTCCCACCCCTTGTGAGAAACGCGCCCAGTCTTCATCTTCAAAGTGAGTGACAGATTTCAGGCGTGATACCGGCATTCCTCCAGCCGCAGATACCATGCGTTCACCAATCTGGATGTTCGCCATTTCCATTGTGAACAGAAGAACACCATGCCCCTGCTCAGTCACCTTGTCGATGATATCCAGCGCCAGTTCGGTTTTGCCCATTGACGGACGAGCCGCAATGAACACCAGGTCGCCGGGCTCCATGCCACCTGTTTTTGCGTCCAGCTCCTCAATACCGGTCATCAACGTTCTGGATTTCTCCAGTCCCTGATTCCGGCATTCAACACGCTCAACCACCTCCGGAAGCACATCATCAATATGTATCGGCTGAATAATGCCCTTTTCCGTCGACAATGAAGCCATCATGTTCTGCGCATCCTTCAGGACATCTTCAGCTGCTTCACAGGTATGCGCATCACGTAATTTCTGCAGCGCCTCATTCAGTGTTTTTTCTGCATCACGCAATGCAGCATTGCGCCGCAACGCTGCAACATAGTGCTCCAGTGAAGACTTCACCCAGGTTTTACGCCCGGTATCAGTAATCACCGGAGCAAGTTCCGGCATTTCATTACACAGCAGCACAGGATCAATCACACCTGAAACACGAGCCTGTCGGCAGATGCCTGTGTAGATATCCCTATACGCTCGTACAGAAAAAACGTCCGCTGGCAGTGTGGCCAGAATATCCATCACTTCATGATCTGCCCCACGCAGAAAAAACGCGCCAATGACAGCGCCTTCCAGATCATCGTTACGCCATACTGGAGTGGTCATGCAGCCACACCTCCAATATGCGCACGATAGCTGGGCCAGTTAAACGACAACCAGTTGCGTCCCCCGTCTGTGATCCTGTCGGCAATGCGGGGGCTGATGAACGCCCACAACTCTTCCGGTGAAAGGTTGCTGATCAGGATGGTGGGCAGGATGCTTTCGTACCGGGCATTGATAATTTCCTGCAAAATAGCCATTTCAGCCGCGCTACCAAACTGGACACCCACTTCGTCGATAATCAGCAGATCCAGTGATGCATAATGCTCAATCACCTCATCCGCAGTTTTTTCGCTGTCATTCCGCCAGCAGTTTTTCACAGCCCGGGTCAGGCGCATCACGTCGGTGATCTCAACACTGGCGAGATAGTTGCGGATGACATATTTTGCCATCGCAACCGCCAGGTGATTTTTACCGGTGCCACAACTGCCAGTCAGCACGAGATTTGTGCCATTCTCCAGAACATCCGCCCAGTTTTCGGCATAGCGACGACAGGCAGCAAGATTTCTGGCTGCGTCAGGATTAATCTCCTGATAGTTTTCAAACTCACAGTCACGAAAACGCAGTGCAATTCCGGCGTTATCAGTCAGTTCTTCCGCCTTCAGGGACGACAACTCCATAATCACATCGTTGATTTCAGCACTCAGGCAGTGAGGACAGTGTGAAATTTTCTCTCTGTCCTCGCCATTACGATCCCCCCACACCAGAATATGCGTGTGATATTCGCCATGTTTTTCGCAATATCCGCGACCTTCACGCATCCGGCAGGAACGATAAGGCCACGGTTTTTCCCCAGTCTCCGCAAACGCCATCTCAGACCGTAACTCATCCATCCGCGCCTGTAGTCTTGTTTGTTGTTCACGCAGGTTAAACGTCATCATCGCTGTCACCTCAGAATGTTAAGTTGTCACTGGATTTACCGAATTCGTCAGACATGGCACCAAGACCAGACAGGATATCTATCTGTCGCTGTCGCCCACCTCCGGGAGCGGCTGGCTGTTGCCAGAAATCTTCGAAGTGACGATCGGGTCCAAAAAACGTCGCGGTCTGCTTCACGAATTGTGTGCCGGTATTTCCTGTGGCACGTACCCAGGCGGCATAACGCCTCACGCCATCAAGCATGGTTTCGGGTGTCACACCTTCCCTGATTCGGGCTTTCCAGGCTTTGAAGGCTGCCGACTTGGAATTACCACCAGCACGTTTGGGGTATTCCTGCCAGGCCTGTTCAAATTCCGGTGAATATTCTTGTCGGGCAGAACGCGCTGGTGCAGACGCGTCAGCGGATGCGCCAATAGTGTTTTTAGTCTCCGTTGTAATCTCTGTAGTAATCTCTGTATTTGTATCAACATTCGGCGTATCCCCTGTTCCGTTATGACGTTGGGTGGTGTTCCGTTTTAACGTAATAGCTGTGTCGCTGACTGTGTTATTGCTGTTGCTTTCTGACGAAACAGAAGAAGGTGTGGTGATGGCAGCAACTGCCTGTGGGTTGATCCCGACAAACAAAATATTGCTGCATTTCACACCATCGAGCATTTCCACCGTACGTAAATCCAGAGTAATAAACCCGGCATCGCGAAGACGCTTCAGCGCATCTGCGGTTTCCCTTTTCCCAAAACCAAACTGCTCAGCAAACGCCTGATAGCTTCTTTGCAGCTTGTCACCCTGAAAACGCTTGCGATATCCCAGTAAAGCCCCGGTATGCTCATCCCGGACTTCTGTCGGGCGGTACCAATAAACGATCTCTGAGAGCAGGGCGATAGCGGTCGCATCCGGACGACCACTGGGTAGCCGAATATGTTTCCACCAGTTCGCTGGTGTGACATTGCCGGAAATATTAATTTGACCAATAGCTATAACTTCCGGTGTGGGGGCGTAACGACTCATACAGCCTCCTTACGCGGCATAACAATGGTGTAACCCCGGGCAGGCTGGAACCGGGCTTTTGCATCAATAGTGAGCGTTGCAATTTTTCGGATATGAAGATAACCAGCTCTTTCCAGTGCCAGGGTTTCCCTGAATATCGCTTGCTTAGAACAACAGCAGAAATCAGCAAGCACCCGATGATCAATAACTCTCTCGCCTTCACCGTCTGAAGAACCCGACATCAAAACACGCAACATAATCAGGCGCTGAATCGGGTTATCGAAAGCACATCCGCACACAAACTGAAAACAGTTCACGCCACACCTCCCAGACGCTTAAACATTTTTCCAGACAGAAATACCGCCAGAGGGTAACTGATGGTGTAGCTACGCCCCTGTAGTTCGCACACGACTTTCTGGCTTTCAGCGTTGACTAGGCAAACCCGCAGAACGTGACCGTTGCTGGTGGCGAACCACTGCCCCACACGGGGGCAACGGTTGTATCGGTGATACAGGGAATTAACGATGTGGCGGATCATGGACGCACCTCCGCCGTAGTTACGTATTTAACCGGGCTACCTTTCATTGAGATGGTTTCACACATCTCTGCCGCTTTCAGTTCCGCTGTTTTTCTGGATTTATAGCGACGGTGCCAGACAGATACATCCGTGCGAACTGATACATCGTTTCTGTATTCCGTAGTGGAGATGATGATTTCGTAACTAATCATGGGCGAACCTCCTTGTCAGAACCATTCAGCCTGGAATCAACAAGTGCAGCGCCAAAAACAGCATCACCAACACGGTCGTACAGTTTGCTAGCCAGCGGAGATTCAACGGCCTTAAGCATTGGATAAAGCTGGCTTGTCCAGATTTGATGGATTTCACGCAAATGCAGGTATACGCCTCTGGCGTTTCGTGCGACAGCTGACATATCAACCGCGTCAGCACCAGATAAATTCTTCTCCATCTGGTTAAAGGCGTTGATGTATGCCTCTTTGAACCGGGCTGCACGTTTGCCAGTAAAGCCCATAGCAAGGAACGCGAAGCCATCGCGGGTGATTTGATAGCAAGGTAGTTTGCGGCCTGTGCAATCGGTGTAATCACTGGGCTGAAAATTCAGCTCAGTGAATTCAACAGAGCACTCAAGCGTCTGGATTTTTTGAATAACGTTTTTGTGCTGCTTGCAGAAATATTCGGCAACGGCCAAAGAAGAGGTAACAGCCTTCCCATGGATAACATCAATTTTAGGGTGAGTTTGGGTAGGGGTGGTTGCCATAGTGACATCCTCATGTGCGAATTTTGAAAACTCACCACATGGGACGCCAATCACAGAGGTGGTGAGACGTACAGGGTTGGCGTAACCGGTCGCACATGACCCCGGCGCATCTTTCGATGCCCCTGCACGCCCCACCATAATTTGGATGTGAGGAAACGTGCGCAAAAAAACCGCTGAAGCGCGGTTATGCGCATGTGCGAATTTCAGGACGCCAATCCCGGCACCCGCTTTATAAGGTGCGGAGACAGTGTAACGTCCCGAAATTGCAGAATCAATATTTGGTCTTGAAATGATCATATAGCTGCTGATATCTTTAGAACTGTTCTTGGATGTTTCGGAGCCGTTTTATGCGAAACAGCTCCCCGTTATTGATGTTGAGTGAGCCGGGTTACTCCCGGCTTTTTTTCATCGCTGCCAACCAATAACCTGAAATAACCCCATTTTCGGGTGATACCAGCGAGTCCCTCGCGGTTCTGCTTCCTCCATAACCCGATAAAAAGCAGCCATAAACGGTTCCACAGCAACAATTGCGCGACGTGACAACAATCCGTCCGGCGTCATGAACTCATGTGTGTCTGTAGGAATTTGATAGGCGTTCACCAGATTGCGGCATTTATCATCTGACAAACCGGTTTTTGCTTTCAGTTGGCGATATCCGGCATAGCCCTCACGAATAGTGCCCTTTTTAATTTGCTCGACTGTTTCAGCAACGTGGCTGACTTTTTCTTCCACCTGAGTGATCCGTTTCTGTTGGCGAACGGCTTCAAGAGCCATCGCGGCAACCATTTCGATTTCGCTCATTGGCTTACGGATCTGTTCTTCCAGTTCGCGCCAGCGATCTACCAGGCGAGCTGTGAATTCAGGACAGAGCTGTGCGACGACAATGATGCTGTCGCGCTTACCTCGTTCACCTTCGAATACATACGCGCTAGAAAATCGGCGAGGCCCAAGTGATTGTTTATTCTCAATTTCCACAGTCTGTGGAAATTGGATGATTCCCTTTTTAGCCAGTGTTTCAATAGTTCTCTTAACACTATCTGGTCGGCTTCCCACCAGCTCTGCGATCTCAACGCTGGTCATGGATGCTTTGCCGTTAAAAATTGCGGTGTTCATTGTTTATCTCCTGCGTGTATTCCATCCGCTCTGTGTGGTGAACTTGGATTTAGGCTTTTGCGTAACAAGTTAGGAATTCCATCTTCAGGGTGAGGATAAAGATCTGGCCTTAAGCCATGAGGCGTAACCTTCCATGCAACTACTTCACATACTCGTAAAACGAAACGAGCAGGAATTGTGCTTTTTGAAAACCACTGATTCACCGCTTGCGGCGTCACACCAAGATTTCGCGCTATGGCATTTTGCGCAATTAATGCACGAAGTTTGTCGTAATCATTTCCTTCCATAACAAAGCACCAATATTAACTTTATAAATCAAGAATACATCAAGTTTAAATTAACATGCAAGTTACAAAAGGATCGAATACACTAAAATCAAGTAAAGATTTATCCTTGTAAAGAAACCCACAGGATTTGGTCATGAAGAACGTCAAAAACACGGAAAATCGAATAGCCGCGATGCTGAAAGCAAAAGGATGGACTCAGGCTCAACTGGCCCGCAAGTTAGGTGTGAGTGCGCAATCAGTGCAGTACTGGACAACAGGAAAAACATTTCCACGGAGTGATAAGCTCGCGCATTTATCAGAGATTAGCGGTTATCCACAATCCTGGTTCTTAGGTGAAGACTCCTCACCAACCTTTTCCTCGCAAGAGAAACACCAGACAAGAACAGATAGCGTCGTATTTAATGTCCTTGATGTTGAGTTTAGTTGCGGTGATGGAACTCATGTCCGTGGTGACTTGATAGATGTAGTGCGCTCAATAGAACTTGATCCTGAATATGCCCGACGTCTTGTTGGAAATCGGGCATTCAAAAATATAGAAATAGGTAACGCCAGAGGAGACAGTATGGCTCCCACAATCTCACCTGGCGACCTTCTTTTTCTTGATAAGACAGTAACTTATTTTGATGGCGATGGTATTTATGCATTTTGTTTTGATGGAGAATGCTACGTGAAAAGGCTTCAAAAAATTGGAAGCAAAATCATGGTGTTATCTGATAACCCCAATTATCAACCATGGAGCATCGAAAAAGAGGGGTTAGCTCTGCTTTATATCCAGTCTAAAGTGATCTCATCAGTACCATTCAACATAAACAGATTTGGTTAGTCTTTGATTTTAACGGGCTTTGCCCGTTTTTTTTCTGCCTGAAATATACGATATCAATTTTTTCTTGACAGCCTGTTTCCCAAAACATAATATCGCACCATCAATTATAACTTGATTTGATTCAATTTAAAATTGTTGGCGGATATATGAAGACACTAAAAGCAACTCCAGAAACAACTAATTTTATCAACTGCGGCTGTGTTACGCTTAAGGGCTTAGAACTTGATTCCTTTGCATTAAATATTGCAAATTTGCTAAGTGCTGTACGCACATTCCATCTTCTGGATTGTGCTCGCTCAAAGGAACTGGGCATTGAGGTAATGGAATTTATCCATGAATATGCTCTATCTGCTGCTTCTCCTGCACAACAAAAACAATCCTTCCCTGAAAGCTGGCTGGTTAACCTTCGCACCCAACGCGAAGCCTGCGGCTTAACAACCGCCGAACTCGCCAGGCTGCTCGATCTCGATGAAGAAATTATCATCCAGTGGGAGAGCGGAGAGTATGAACCAACTATCAGTATGCTTATCCCACTGGCAAATATTCTTGGCTGCGATCCGATGTGCCTGTTAACTGGTGAGGTTACTCCTCCGGAGCAACCAAAAAGTGAGGAGCAGCAACACCATGACGCATCTCAACAAGTTTGCCCCTTATCTCGCGAAGCTCTTCTGCGGAAGAACCAATACCAATGGTGACATAATCGCCGCTTCGCCCTTCAAGGTACATGCGAACATTTTTATCAATCATTGCGGAAACAGTCTCAATATGAAAACACTTCTGAGACTCGCTATATAGCAGAACATATAAGTCAGCTGAGGAAGCCATGAAAAAGTTCGAAAACATAACTGTTCTCCATGTTGATGACTTTGATTATACAAACCCGGAACTTCTCCCGGAGGTTGTAAAGGCAATAGATGTTGCCGATATAGTGATTAGAGAAAAGAGAATTGTCAAAAACAGGCTCGCATGCACTTCAGGAGCAATGACAGAAACAACCTCACAGCAAGATAATTACGAAGGCATTTGTCTGGAGCCTGATTCATTTGCGGTAAATGTTTATCATTTATTGCATGCAACACAGGTATTACATATGTCCAGTAATCACGAAACGAAAACACTCGGCAGCGAAATTCTGAGTTTTGCATGTGAGTATACAAAAGCTGCTGCCGAAAAAGAATTAGCGCAATAACAACAAATATGCCCTGAACGTTTATTGCGGTTTTATCGCCGGGGATTGTTACAACCTTAATCCACAGGAGGCTTTATTGTGACTTTTATAAAGAATATGGCATCACACAAGACCGCCTGCCTTATTGCACAATACGGTGAAAATTACATGCATATTGCCTGCTTATTTCTGCGTAAAGCATACGGGAGATAATAATACATCAGAAAACAGCAGAACACGAACAAACCAGAATATTGCTGACCATCAAAAACGGGAAAGTAATATTCATTCGCCATGTTCATGACGATGAACTTGTAGGAACTCTTTCAACATTCCTGTTTATTGCAGAAAAGGCAGGATATGACGTTATTGCACCAGCAGATGAAGATGAAGATGAGGAATAAATATCATGCAATACGATGAATTCCAGGCTGAAGCAACAGCCAATGGTATACGAACTGGCAGTATGACGATTGATTATCACGACGCCATACGTCGTCTGGATGCCGGAGAATTCGATACTCCTAATGTGCGAGGTTTACGTATCCTTCAGTGTCTGGCGCAAGCCGACGAAGCAGGATTACTGGGTAAACTTCCGGTTGAGATGAAGGTTGCTCAGTGGCGATGGTTGTATGTGACGGCATTCATCAACGAAGAAGAAGACAAGAACGGCACAATTGATATCCTGAATGAACACGGAACAACTGAACACGCCGTGGTATATAACGGGATGTATGGGTTTATGACGATATATCCCGGCCCCATTCGATTTGCCTTACAACAGTATATTGAATGGAATTTAATTCAAAAATACGGCGAAGCTGAAGGAATGGGAAGAGCGCTGTTTCTTTATCAGAAAATGCTCACTACTTCCCCTGATAAAGGTTTCATTCTTTCAGATATGGGTCGAGAAGGGCTTGAAATCCTTCTGGATGAAATTATTAACGAAATGAATACTCATGGCATGCAATCCGAAACAGATATTAAGTAAAAGGGACCACATGACCGTTATCGAGTATATCCAGGAAAATCCAGATTGCAGTAGAGAAGATATATCCCTCGCACTTGGAAGAAGCGCAACTTCTATCAGTAATGAATTATCACGGTTATTGTGGAATGGGTTAATAGTACGAACTGGAGAAAAAAACAAAATGATTCTGTACTGCGTAAACAATCTGCCGTTTGGATACATCAATCCCCTAAGTGTTATGTTCAACCAGTTACTTAAACAGGTAAGAAATGGCAACTGACTCACAACTAACCATAGAAACGGCCCTGAATGTCGGCCTGGCGCTCCTTGGTTATTTTTACATCGTGTTCTGCAGCGGACGGTGGCTGTCGCTGTTGTTCCTGAAAAAATGGAATAAACGCCGTAAGCAGGATGAACGCCAGAAGGCAATGAATGCGTTTTCCGAAGCCTTCGGAATTGACGGCATGGAACCAGGGGATCCAGCTCGCGCAATCAGCAGAGGGGGTGTAGTAATCCTTGTATATCGGAGTGAAGAGAAAAATGACGATCACAAAACAACGAGTAGAAAAAATCATATATCGCCATGAAATGGGACTGAACAGCGATGTCACTGCCGAAAAGGTTTATGACCTGGCTGTACTGGCGCTGAATTTATCAAATATCGCAAACCTGAAGCGATACGAGCTTGATATGGATGGTTGCGACTCGTGCGGTCAGGATTGTGGCGCAGATATGACTGAAGATCCTGATGGTGATTATGTCCTGTTTGATGACGTGGTTAAGTTGTTTGAATTTGATACAACCACTCAAAAGTTAGAAATCCCGGCAAAGGAGGCTGCCAGTGAGCAAGATTGACTATCAGGCATTGCGTGAGGCGGCACAAAACTATCAATCGACGCTGGCGTGGTATCAGGAAAATCCAGACAGTCCAAATGCTGAGCAGGATTGTGATGCAGCTTTGGCTGCGTTTAAGAGAGAAATCCGTCATCGTGAAGTGGATATTATCGCTGATTTGCTGGATGAACTGGAGGAAGCAAAACAGCGTATCGACGAGCAGGAGTCCCGCACAGTGAAGTTACCAGAACCATTCAAGCTGGCTAAATCATCAAGTGGATTAACGTACTACTACGCTGATGAGGTCAATGCAGCACTGACTGCTGCTGGTATTCGCATAGAAGGAGAGTGAGATGACCACTATTACCAAAGAATGGCTACAGAAAACGATTACCAGCATTGAGTCAGCACGGGATGAAATACCGTTCGGACTTGATGAAGATCAAAACAACATGCTTACCGCATTAAAAATTGCACTGGCATCACTGGAACGCGAACAGATTCGCCACGAGCATGCCAAATGGTCTGACTCCACATTTGGCTGCGTTGGCCCCATTGGTCCGCTGAAACATCTCTCAAAAGAGGCTCTGGAAGCCGCAGCCGAACCTGACGATCTCAGCGAGTGGGCTGATATGCAGTTCCTGTTGTGGGATGCACAGCGCCGTGCTGGTATCAGTGATGCTGAAATTACCGCTGCTATGGAAGATAAATTGAAGATCAACATGAAGCGCCAGTGGCCTGAACCAAAAGATGGTGAGCCTCGCTTGCACATTAAAGAACCCGGCAACTCTCCGGTAACTCCGGATGGTTGGATAAGCTGTAGTGAGCGAATGCCCACTCAAGATGATTGGATTTTAATTTATTCAAAGCACGGTGAGTATATGGCAGGACAGGTGCAAGGGGAATACGTGGAGTTGAGCGATGGCACTTTATCGTGGTTAGGGAACGCCTTGTTCTGGATGCAGCTACCAGAGCCGCCGCAGGAGGTGAATCAATGACCTGGCCTGATGCATTTGCAATTGTTGGTGTTGCAATGTCGATCGCGCTGATTGTTTTTGCGATTTGCCGCTGGGGATAACCACATGTTCACACTTATTCAACGCGGGCAAATATACACGGACAGGACCGGATACCCTGTGGTGATTACTCGCAGCACTGAGCACTCAGTGTTCTTTCGACGCATGGACGGACACTCCGGTCGAGTACGCATCAGTGAATTCAACAACCAGTTTGAACATATTGATCACCAGGAATACCGACAAATACTGGCAGAAACAGAGCAGGAAGCTCACCTGAAAAAATTACGCGCCATGAAAAGGAAGTGAAAAGTGAATAAAGCATTTGAACTATGGGTCCACCAGCGTTATGGCAGTCGCTATGACCTGACGCGAGATGTTGACGGTTTCTACTGTCGCGAAATTGTGAGACGAATGTTTGAAGTGTGGTGCCACTGCCGCGGATAAACGTTTTAGGAGCTTGGCATGCAGACAATCTGAACCACACTAACGTGGGTGGACTGGTATAACAATCGACGATTGCTGGGAAGGCTGGGCCATACTCCTCCGGCAGAAGCAGAAAAAGCTTATTATGCTTCCATCGGAAACGATGATCTGGCAGCCTGAGTTCACAGATAAAACACTCTCCAGGAAACCCGGGGCGGTTCAATCATCTATCAGATAACCCCCAGCAAATGGTGTACGGAGAGAGTCCTCATTGCATCAACAGGGCTAAAGCCTGGCACCATTGAGCGGGCAAGAAGAAAGTCATGGCTGCAGGGAAAAGAATACCGCCATTACGCTGTAGAAGGTGATCCGGGGCACTACAGTGAATGCCTGTACAACATCGAAGAAATTATGCGATGGATCGAAAACCAGAAACAACCAGGTGCCAAAAATGCAAGTTCCGGTTAACCTGTTAATGCTCCTGGACGTCTGGGAGGTTTAATGAGTAACGCATCATACCCGACAGGCGTTGAAAACCATGGAGGATCACTCCGTATATGGTTTCACTATAATGGCAAACGTGTCAGAGAAAACCTCGGTGTTCCTGACACAGCCAAAAACCGGAAGATCGCTGGTGAACTTCGCACTTCCGTTTGTTTTGCAATCAGAATGGGGAGTTTCGACTACGCCGCGCAGTTCCCTAATTCCCCTAACCTGAAACACTTTGGTCTGGGAAAAAGAGAGATAACCGTTAAGGCACTTTCGGAAAAATGGTTGGACCTTAAGAAAATTGAGATTTGTGCGAATGCACATAACCGTTACCAGTCAGTAATTAAAAACATGTTACCAATGTTAGGTGAAAAAAACTGGTTTCATCCATAACAAAAGAGGATTTACTTTTCGTAAGGAGAGATTTGTTGACCGGTTACCAAAAGCTTTCTAATGGAAAGACTTCTTCCATAAAAGGGCGCTCAGTGGTCACGGTAAACTACTATATGACAACCATAGCTGGAATGTTTCAATTTGCAACAGATAATGGTTATACCTCAGGAAACCCATTTAACGGTCTGGCTCCCTTAAAAAAGTCCAAGGTAAAACCAGATCCTCTCACCCGTGACGAATTTATTCGTTTTATTGAGGCTTGCCGTCATCAACAAACAAAAAACCTGTGGATTCTCGCTGTATACACGGGTATTCGTCACGGGGAGCTGGTATCGCTGGCATGGGAAGATATAGATCTTAAAGCAAGGACTATAACCATCCGTAGGAATTATACAAAACTTGGCGAATTCACTCCACCAAAAACCGATGCTGGCACCGGAAGGACAATTCATCTGGTTCAACCAGCTATTGATGCTCTTAAAAGCCAGGCGGAAATGACCATGCTTGGAAAGCAACATTCTGTAGAGGTAAAGCAGAGGGAATATGGGAGAACAGCTGTGCATAAATGTACTTTTGTTTTTAGCCCTCAGGTAATAAAACAGCAGCAGTTGTCTGGACCTCACTACAAAGTTGACTCCATCAGGGAGTCATGGACAAGTATCTTAAAACGCGCAGGTCTGAGACACAGAAAATCGTACCAATCCAGGCATACTTATGCATGCTGGTCACTTGCCGCTGGAGCTAATCCTAGTTTTATCGCAAGCCAGATGGGCCACACAAACGCACAAATGGTATTCAATGTTTACGGAGCATGGATGAAAGACAACAATCACGAACAGATAGAACTCCTTAACAAAAGACTATCTGAAAGTGTCCCATGTATGCCCCATAAGAAAGTTGGGTAA